CAAGTAGAATGGCTAAAGACTCTGTTGAACGAAGAAGAGGCAGCACAGGTCTCTATAGATAACATAGATCAATTAGCACCTACCCAGGATTATTATATGGCTAATCGAACTATGTATTTATCTTTTATGACTCCCAAATGGATTATGAAATACTTAAAAAAGTATCCTCATATAACTTCTTTTGCTGAACTAAGTCAGCACTATGAAGATTGGAGAGTAAAAAATAAAGGGAAGTTAAACTGGAACATTTAACAAAGGAGGTAGTATGAGAAATCATTTTTTGTCAGTAGTAGTAACACTTATAATTGTAGGGTTTGGAGCAAATCTTTTTACCAATCACATTCTTAGTAGACTTGATAGTAACGAAACAGCTATCCGTTATTCTAATGCAATGTTGAACGATATAGAAAAGTCCTTACAGGAAATCAAAGCTAGAACAGCGCAAGCAATCTCAAGTAATGAACTACGGAACGCTTATATATCAATAGAAGATAACAAAAGATTTATTGAGTATGAAGTTAAGATGTCTAAGAAAAGTGTTCAGGCATTTGTTACTCAATTAAATATTGATATGGAAAGATTGAACGAGATAGTAAACCAAGGACAAACAAACGATCAATCTTTACAGGAGCAAATAAGTTATGTCTTACAAGAACTACAAATAATTCAAGACTCTTTAGTAAAAGATGTTATCGAAGAGCCTGTACTTGTACCTGAATCATTAGAAGATATTAGAGGTAACTCAACTACTATAGAATCCTACAGAGAAGAGAGCTGTGCTTTTGAATTAAAGTCAGGCTCACAAAATAAAACTAAAGTTATACAGAAAGCAGTAGATAAAACTAGACGCAGAGGTGCGTACAATCTTCTTGTTTTATTTAATGTAAACAAAGAAGGAACAGCAGAAGTCTTTAATGTCAATTCAAATAATGCTCCAATTAGATTAGAAAATGCTGTACATTCTTATGTATCTAAGTTAAAATTTGTACCTAAAGATGTATTACAAACTGATTGTGAAATGTCTTTCAATTTAAATGTAACATAAACGAGGTAAAAAAAAATGGCAGATAATAATTTTAATCCTGCAAGTGGTGTTGGCGAAGTTACAGGTCGCGCCTATTACGCAAGTGTAACAACACCTAATACTACTTTTGATCACAAGTGGGAAGTTAATCTTGTATTAGATGATGAAACTCTAGATGACTTTGAACAGCGTGGACATCCTGTAAAAGAAAAAGATTACGGAAGATTTGTAAACTTTAAAAGAAACGTAGATAAGAAAGGTGGAGGGCAGAATGCACGACCTGTACTTATTAACGAGGAACGTCAACGTGTAGATACACTACCTAAAATTGGTAATGGATCTCTTGTCAAAGTACAATACGGTGAATACTCTTGGGAGTATAGTGGTAAGTCTGGTAAAGGAAGAGACTTAAAAGCTATACAGCTATTAGAACTTAAAGAATACGTTGAGCCAGATGGATCTGGTATGTATGATGAAGGTGATTTCTAATGACAGAAGAAACAAAACCTTATGTCACTATTGATGATGTGCAGATATTCGTAGAGGATTTACCAGAAGAAGCACAAGGAGTTTTTGGCAGAGTACAAAGACTAAATCAAAAGAAAGTAAACTTAACTCTTGATATCGAAGAAGTCCAAGCAGGTTTAAACTTTTTCACTAACAAAATTATTGAGTTAGTAAATAATGATGCACCTGCTACACAAAAAAACAAGGAGGAAGCTAACGAAGAATAAGTGAAACCTAACAAATAAATCGTTAATACTAGACACCTCATAGCTGTACTCCTTAGACTCTTGTTGTTATGGGGTGTCTAGACTTTCTTAAAATATTGGGGAACAAGAATGAATACAAGATCAGAAAGCAAATTTATAAAACACATACCCTGCGACTCTTGCGGTAGTAAAGATAATAACAGTTTATATGACGATGGACACACCTATTGTTTTGGGTGTAACAAAAGGACTCCTCCTAAATTATTTGGAAATCCTGTACCTCCGGTAAGCACCTTACCTACAGATAGAAATTCTTTTTTACATTCGTATAAAGGATCTTACAACGCTCTCGAAGATAGAAAGATTAGTCTCAAAACAGCTAAAGCTTTTGGAGTTTTATCTAGCCCTAACAAACACGTTTACCCTTACTATAATAACAACGAAGTATCTGCTACTAAAACAAGAGAAGTAGATACAAAGAAGTTTTATTCTGGTGGTAACTTTGAAGGCACAGGATTATTTGGAGAACAACTTTATCGAAACACAGGCGGTAAGTACTTAACTATTACCGAAGGTGAGTGTGATGCTATGGCCGTACATCAAATGTTTGGCGGTAAGTGGGCAGTAGTATCTCTTAAAAGAGGATGCGCCTCTGCTGTAAAAGATATTAGAGAAAGCATAGAGTTTGTAGAAGCTTATGAGAATGTAGTACTTGCATTTGATAATGATGATGCAGGACAAAAAGCAGCAAGACAAGTAGCCCGAATACTAAAGCCAAACAAAACTAAGATTATGTCTTTTCCTACAGGATTTAAAGATGCTAATGATATGCTCAAGCAAGGTAAGTTTGAAGAGTTTACCAAAGCCTGGTGGGAATCTAAAACATATACACCATCAGGTATTCTAGAGCTGTCAAGCAAAAAGAACGATTGGTTACAGCGTGAAGACAAAGAGAGTATTCCTTATCCGTGGGAAGGTTTAAATAAAAAACTATATGGTATGCGCAAAGGAGAGTTAGTTACTCTTACTGGCGGTACTGGTTTAGGTAAATCAAGTGTGACTAGAGAACTAGAACATTGGCTTATTAAAAACACTACAGATAACGTAGGCATTGTGGCTCTAGAAGAGAACTGGCTTAGAACTGCAGACGGAATAGTATCTATCGAAGCTAACGATAGAATCTATTTATCTGAGAAAAGAGCTAAGTATTCTAATGAAGAACTAGAACAAATGTTTGACAATGTAATAGAAGATGGTAGAGTATTTATACACGCACATCTTGGAGCAACAAACATAGATGAAATATTTTCTAAGCTACGCTACATAATAGTTGGATGTCAATGTGAATGGGTAGTAGTTGATCACTTACATATGTTAGTAAATGTAATGACAGAAGGAGATGAGAGGCGAGGAATTGATAGCTTAATGAATCGTCTTAGATCTTTAGTAGAAGAAACAGGAGTAGGTATGATACTTGTTTCACATCTTAGAAGAGCGGCAGGTGAGAAAGGACACGAACAAGGTATCGAAGTTTCTCTCTCTCACTTAAAAGGATCGCAAGGAATATCACAACTTTCTGATTGTGTTATAGCATTAGAAAGAAATCAACAGGCAGATGATCCAGAAGAAGCAAACACAACAAGGGTAAGAGTTTTAAAGTCTAGATACACAGGGGATACTGGACTTGCTTGTAGCCTACAATATAATTCAGACACAGGAAGACTATATGAAACAGAATCTGATTTCTCTCCCCAACAAGATAGCACATCACCGTTTTAAAAAGGTAATCTTTGATATAGAAACAGAAGGTCTCGAAGGCAACACTATTCATTGTATTGTTGCTAAAGTTATCGGAGGGGAAACTTATTTGTTTCCTCCTGATAAACTTCAAGAAGGAGCAGACTTAATTGAAAGCGCAGATGTCCTTATTGGACACAACATCATAGGCTTTGATATCCCTGTTCTTAAAAAACATTTTGATCTTACCCTTACCAATCACATTGAAGACACACTCGTTGTTTCTCGCTTAGTTAATCCTGTTCTTACTGGTGGCCACAGTTTAGAAAACTGGGGATACATTCTTTATCCTAATGAAGCTGATAAAAGAAAAGCACAACAACCTGACAGTTGGGAAAACTATACTGAAGAAATGGGTAAGTACTGTATACAGGATGTAGAGTTAAATGCAGATGTCTATTATAAACTTCTTGAACAAGTAGAAAACTTCAGTCAAGAGTCTGTTGATCTTGAACATTCTGTTGCTAAGATAATGAAAGAGCAAGAGATTAATGGGTTTATGTTAGATGAACAAAAAGCTACTATGCTTGCTGCTAAACTTAATTCTAAAATGGCAGAGATAGAAAAGAAAGTACACGAAACATTTAAACCTAAATGGGTAGATGACAAGATAGTTACTCCTAAGATAAGAAAAGATGGAACACTTTCTAAAGTAGGATTAACTAATGAAGAAATGCGTAAGTGTTTAAGAGCTAATAACTTTAAACCTTTTATGAGGCAGAAGTGGGTAACATTTAATCTTGCTAGTAGAAAACAAATTGGTGAATACCTTATAGACTTTGGATGGAAACCAAAAAAGTTTACACCTACTGGGCAACCTATTGTAGATGAAACTACACTAGAAAAAGTTAAAGACATACCAGAAGCTACTTTGATTGCAGAGTTTATGATGCTACAAAAAAGAGTAGCACAAGTATCCTCTTGGTTAGAGTTATCTGAAGAGGGAAGAGTACACGGTTTCGTTATACCTAACGGAGCTATTACAGGAAGAATGACACATCGAAGTCCAAACGTAGCTCAGACACCAAGTTCTACTAAACCTTATGGTAAAGAATGCAGAGAATGTTGGACAGTACCAGAGGGATATAAGCTAGTAGGAATAGACGCATCTGGTCTTGAGCTTAGAGTACTAGCACACTATATGAAAAACGAGGAATACATAAATGAAATTGTCAACGGAGATATACACACAACAAATCAAAACCTTGCTGGACTTGGATCACGAAGTCAGGCAAAAACTTTCATCTACGCACTCATCTACGGAGCAGGAGATGCTAAAATTGGAAGCGTGGTTGGAGGAAACTCTAAAGCAGGTGCAGCACTTAGATCTAGTTTTATCCGCAATCTACCCTCGCTTGGAAATCTTACAACTTCTGTTGAAAGAGCGGCACAAACAAGAAAGTACCTTAAAGCACTAGACGGTAGGGTAATACATATAAGAAAAGTTTACTCATCTTTAAATACTTTATTGCAAGGAGGAGGTGCAATCATTATGAAGACTGCACTTGTCTTGTTATATAATCAAATAAAAGAATTAAAGTTAAACGCTAAGTTTGTAGCTAACGTACACGATGAATGGCAGATAGAAGTAATCGAAGACCAGGCAGAGACAGTAGGTAAACTAGGAGTTAAAGCTATAAGAGATACACAGAATGTTTTAAATCTTAATTGTCCTTTGGACGGTGAATATAAAATAGGGAAGGATTGGAGTGAAACGCACTAATCAATTACATCTTTTTGAAGAAGAAAAGAAAGAAGAAGAAGATAGTAATGGACACGTTTGTATTAAATGTAACACTTATAAAGAGACTTCTGAGTTTCCTTTTAGAGAAACTGTAGGAACTTCAAGAAGATCTATATGTAGAGATTGCACAGCTATTCATACTAAAGTAGTAAAAGAATTAAAACAACAGTATCCTAAACCTCTTGATCCTAACTATTCTTGTCCTTGTTGTGATAAGATAGAAGAAGAATTAAAAGAATACGGTAGATGGCAAGACAAATCTGTTTGGGTATTAGATCACGATCATTCTACTAACACGTTTAGAGGATGGATATGTAATAACTGTAATAATGCTTTAGGAAGATTTGAAGATAATACAGAAACTTTGGATAGAGTTATAACTTATTTAAATAAACACAAAGAAAAATTATGAAACCAAAAGATACTTTTAGTAAATTTAAATCTGAATCAGGGCATTGGTATACCCAAGAGGGTGAGCCTATGTACACGATTATAGGTGTAAACGGTAAAGAAAGAAACACAACACTAAGAGATGCAAAGCAATTAGGTTTAGTACCTTCTGTTACTACTATAATAGGAATGATAGCAAAACCTTCTTTAGAGAACTGGAAGATAGATCAGGCTTTAAAATCTGCTATTACTTTAAAACAATTAGAAGACGAAACCTTTAATGCTTTTCTTTATAGATGTAAGAACGATGCTAAGAGTATTGGTTTGAACGCAGCAAAAGAAGGAACAAAGATACACGCTATGATTGAGACAGGATTCTTAGGAGGAACTAAATCTAAACCTTATAAGATAATTAAAGAATGGTTAGATAAAAATTATCCTGATGAAGAGTGGATAGCAGAAGGATCTTTTTGTGCTAAAGAAGGATACGGAGGTAAGATAGATCTTTATTCCAAATCAGGAATCTTTATAGACTTTAAAACTAAAAGTAATATTAAAGATAAAGAGCCTACTAAATTAGTATTCGATGATCACGGTATGCAACTGTCTGCTTATGCACAAGGATGTGAGGCTAAAGATCCTGAAAGAATATCTATATTTATTGATAGAGAAAATATAGAAACAATTAAATTTTTTATATGGGATAAAGAATCTCATTCTAAACACGCAGCTATGTTTAATAGTATTCTTACATACTGGCAACTTGTTAAGAATCACGATTCAAGTGTTAAGTAATGGCTAGAAGAAAACCAAGAAAAGCTAGACCAAAAGAAAAAGGAGTACCTAAAGGGTACGATAGTAAATGGGAATATAATTTACATAAAGGTGTATTAAAGAACTGGGATCATCATTCTGATTATGTAGAATATATTATAAAAAGAAAGTATGAACCAGACTTTGTTAAAGATAAAATTATTATAGAAGCAAAAGGAAGATTTTGGGATCACGCAGAATACAGTAAGTACATCTGGATTAGAGAATCTTTACCTGATACAATGGAACTTGTCTTCCTTTTTCAGAAACCTTTTTCTCCTATGCCAGGGGCTACTAAAAGAAAAGACGGCACTAAAAGAACACACGCTGAATGGGCAGAAACAAATAATTTTAAGTGGTACACAGAAGAAACTTTACCAGAGGAGTTTAAATAATGAAGTACAAGTTTAACGAAGATAAATCAATAGAAATTATTTCTAATTATATAAAGAGTACATACACAGAACACTATGCTAAAGATAAAAAGTATCAAGCAACAGATATGATTTTTGATTCAGGATATGGAGAAGGATTTTGTCTTGGTAATATAATGAAGTATGCAATGAGATATAAAAGAAAAGATCAAGGTTATCTCAAAGATATTTTAAAACTTATACATTACGCTGTTATATTGTATGGCGAAGAAACTAAACGATTAAACAAGGATCCGAGAAAATGATGGGAAGATTACTATATATGATACCTTTTTTTGGGATGGGTATAGGAGCATACTTTATGTGGACTGCAGATGTACGAGCCGCAGTAATATTAGCAGGGCTTGCACTAACACAAAGTTTAATATGTTTTATTTATCTTGTTTTACAAATGATGGCTAACGGAATGAACGGAACATTAGAAGTAGAGGTAGAGCTTTGGGATGCTCTTATGCCTGTTATATTTCTTATGTTATCTTCTATAACATTCTTATTAATAACAACACAACTTGCAGAGGCTTTTGCACTATGAGTATATTAAATATTAGAAAATTATTTAATAAAGCAGGGCTTGTAAAAAAGTATAATTCAGTTTATAAATATATTTATTATGAAAACGCACAATTTGTTTGTCATTATTGTGGAGTATCTGCAGATACAGTAGACCACGTTCCTCCTTTATCCTGTTATGAAGACGCTAAAATATATTCTAATATAGATTTTGTAAAAATTCCTTGTTGCAGAGAATGTAATTCTTTAGCAGGAAATAAATTTCATTTAAACATATTTGAAAGAAATGAATTTTTATTTAACAGATATAAAAAAAGATATAAAAAACTTTTAAATATGCCAACTTGGGATAAAAAAGATTTAAAAGAATTAGGATCATCTTTAAGAAAAAAAATTAAAAATGATTTAAATAGAAAAAACATAATTGAAGAAAGAATTAATTTTATTAAAAATAATTTAACAGAGGCTTTTGCACTATGAATACACAACTACCTACTAACTATCAGCAGTTTATACATCTTAGTAGATATGCTAGA